GGTGCATCAGACGACTTCTGGAAATCTACGGTTTTCTGAATGAAGCCGAATCGTTGTCGCGGGCGCGGTATGAGAAATCCTACAAAGACTTGTCTCCGGAAGAAATGGAGCAAATAGACCTTGAAGCATCCGAAAGAACCAAAGCCACCTACCCTACTTATGACAGGGTAGTGCCAGGGGCAAAAGTGATCAGCAAATACATGCCAATCTTTGGCAACTTCATATCCTTTCAGGCAGAGGTAGTACGCAACTTATATAATACAATCAGTTATGTAAAGAATGATTTGAAAGACCCGCAACTGCGTCCGTTGGGTATTCAACGTCTCTTAGGTATTACTGCCTACATGAGTGCCCGCGTGATTGCCTTACACGCTATTGCCCAAATGACCGGCGTAGGCATGGCGGGACTGTTCGCGTTTGCCAACGATGAAGAAGAAGAGCAGAAACTCAATGACATTAACCGCTATGTTCCTTTTTCATGCGCAGCGCAGACAAACTGGCAAGAGACGATGGGGATGGTGTCTATATGGTGTATGACGTAGCGGCTCTTGACCCGTATGGTGTGATTTTCCGAACCATGAACGCGCTTACTTCCGGTGGGCAGGATGTGGAAGAACCGGGGGTGTGGGCAGCCATTAGGGAATTTCTTAATCCATTTACGGAATATGAAATTCTTTTTGGTGCATGGATAGATATTGAGAAGAAAGAAGATTGGAGAGGACGACCTATCTCACATGATGCTGACCCGCTGGGGGAGTCAGTTTATTGACAGGCTGTCTTATATGCTGGAGATGGCTAAGCCCTCTACCATTGGCTTCCTTGAACGCTTGTATAGCAGAGAAGACAAGATGAATGAGTTGGCTGCCTTGTTCGGCGGCAAGGGATACAAGGTCGACGTGACCAAAGGGTTTTCCTACAAACTGAAGGACCATACCAAAGAAGTGGCAGATGCCAAAGCAGATTATTATAGCAGACTCAAAAATGCATCAGAGGAAGAGAAAGAACGGTTAAAGGAGAAGTATAACAGACGGATGGAGACTATAGGGAAGAAGTTGCATGAAGACTATCAGGCCGCTATTCGGCTGGGTGGCGATGTCAGCGCCATGGACAAAATGATCAGAGAAAACAGAGATTATGAACGAAACTAAAGCGCGCAATACGTACTGGCATATACGAAGATTAACTATGTATAAAGAAAAGACTTTAACGGATGTGTGTTTAACCCGCTATGCAACGGCAGTTTGTTGGATGTTTATCCCAGGCTAAGTGAAATAGTGCCCGAGGCTTTGTGGGCAGACCAACAACTTGATAACATATTGCGGTTTCTTATCGTCATGTATGACCCAAACAGTCCTCTAATCAGGAATGAAAAGGATTTAAAATACCGGCGTGCCAAGGCATTTGAGTTGTGCGGCATCCATGATGAAGGATTGCAAACCGCATTAGAGACCCACACACATTACTATTTCCCGAAACTCGTATTTGAATATCTAAAACGGTTCGGGAAATCCAAGGAATGGGCGGTCATTGCTGCGCTCGAGTATTGTTTCTGGGAAAGCATTTATAAGCTCATTAGTCCGATCAGTGGGGACAATTCTAAAATTGAGTTGGATGCCGTGCAGAAAAAAGAGGTAATCAAGGACGGCGTAGATAAAGATATTAAGCGACTGGAACAATACTATAAACAGTTTTTTGGTGGTGATGAAGTACTGGAAAAGAAAGTAAAAAACGTATTTCACCTGAGTTAATTGCCAGCAACGGAAAATCGTAATCATGTTTTGGCCGATCAAAAAAGGAACAATTGAAGTAATAGGCTCCGAAGAAACAGGAGGTGTTTACGAATGCTGGATACCCCCTGTAGGTTACGGCTGCCACAGTGAAACCGGAGAGATTAAGCGTACGGATATAATCAAGCGTTCCGCCAAAAAAGAGTGAGCAGTTCTGGGAACGTACTCCGCTGCCTGCAGACTGGACAAAGAAGCGGCGCATAGAAATGCAGATGCAGGAACGCGATCCGGACTATTACGACCCGGAATTGGAAGCCTTTCGTGAACAGGAATGGAAACGGCGATTGTATGGGGTATGGTTTTATAATAACGGGGTGCCCACGTATATCACCGGCGAACATTACATGTACCTGAACTGGTGGCCGCTCGATGATGGGTACCCCCGTTATCGGGAACCCGACCGGAAACGCTATTATGTTGAACAATATTGCATACAGGATGATCGGTGCGGGGGGCTACTGGAAACCAGTAACCGCCGTTCAGGTAAGTCCTACCGGGGTGGCTTATTCGTATTTGATTACGTATCCCGCAGCCATGACGCTATTGGAGGGATACAGAGTAAAACTGATATTGATGCTAAAAATCTTTTCAAAAGCAAGATTGTAACGCCATTCAGAAGGATACCGGATTTTTTCCGTCCGGAAATTGACACAACGGCGGGTATTAATCCGGAAAAGGAACTGAAGTTTACCACAAGTTCCAAAACGCGGCAAACGATCGTTGGAAAACATAGACGACCTCGGCCTGAACTCCTTTATCAACTACCAGTCCTCCGAAAAATATGCCTATGACGGCTGGAAAATTCACCGGTATTTGGGTGATGAGGTGGGCAAGACTGAAATAGTCAATGTCTACGAACGGCATCAGGTGGTGAAGTACTGTTTGCGGGTAGGAAAAAACTGGATTGGCAAGGCGCTCTATACCACTACAGTGGAGTTGCTGGAAAGTGGTAATGAAGCTTTTTTTCCAATTGTGGCGCGACAGTAATCCATTAGAACGCGACGAAAACGGACATACGAAAAGCGGATTGTACCGATACTTTACTCCGGCCTACGAAATGTATGATTTTGACAAGTATGGGTTCCCGCTTAATTGAAGAAGGTAAAACCTTTTACCTCAATACGCGCAAAGCGTTAGCCGATAATCCCCGCGCGTTATCTTCTGAAATCAAAAAGAATCCTTTTACGGTCGGGGAAATGTTCATGGTTGACGGCGAACGATGCCTGTATGATGCCATGAAACTGAATATTCAACTCGATAACATTTCATGGAAAGAACTCACCGAAAGAGGTTCTTTTGAATGGAAAGACGGCGAACGGTTTGGGGAAGTAATCTGGCGTGCCGACAAGAACGGTCGTTTTGAACTGTGCAGGGGTTTCAAGATGCTGGAACCCAACAAAGTGATTAAACGAAACGATCACTACTTTCCGAACAATACGTTTATGTTCCGCATGGGCGCTGATCCGTTTAAGTATGACAAGGTAAAAGATAACCGCAGATCGGACGGCGCTGCGCTTGTTTATAAAATGGATGACCCCTTAGATAAGGGCAATCCTTTTAACAACGCTTTTGTCTGCAAGTATAAATATAGGGCCGATACCACCCGATTGCAGTACGAAGACATGTTAAAAATGGCGTGGTACTTCGGATGCCAGATTTTGTTTGAAAGAAACGTAGACAACTGGAAAGAACATTTCAGAGATGCCAACTGCACCAACTTTCTTATGAAACTACCGGGTGAAGATGATTATGGCATTTATTCGGATGGTCACGGTAAAACGCACCAGTTGTTTGCTGATTACACGGAAGCCTATATCAACGAACACATAGAAAAAGTCTTCTTCAAAGACCTGATCAAAGAATGGTTGGAGTTTGATATTGGAGCAACGACCAAATTCGACCTGGCAATGGCAGCCGGCGCTACGCTGGTAGCCGTCCGGCAGAAACTTTATCAACGCACGGTGGAAGCCACCAGAGATGTTTCCCAGTACTTTAAAACCTATAGCGCAGCATGATACAGACACAAAACAGCGAAACACATACTTATCCGCGGCACAATATTGACCCGGCCAAAAAAATATAGAATGGGGTAAACAATATGCCAAGGCCGCATGGCATGACTGGACATTCTCCTACCCTAAAACCATGTTCCAGAATAATAATGGTACGTATCAGAAAAACCGCCTGTACGCGCTCGGTAAACAACCTATTGACCAGTATAAAAAATGGTTAGGCGTAGACCAACAAACGAACCAGACATGGTTAAACATTGACTGGTCGGTACGTCCCATTATCTCTACCTACAGAGACAGGGCTATTTCTCGGCTCATGAAACAGGAACATGGGATCGTAGCTACTCCTATAGACCCTACAGCCAAAAGCGAACTGGAACAGTTGTATGCCCAGATGAAAGCACGTATTGTCGTTCGGCAGCAATTGCAGCAAATGAACCCTGAATTGGCGAATCATCCTATGATCCAGGCGCAGCCGGGTGAACCAATGGATATGGAAGAACTGGAAATGCGCATAGACTTTGGCGAACAATTTAACCGGAGTAAAGATGCAGAACAGGCCATACAATTAGGGTTATACGAAACAACGACAAACAATTCCGAAAGAAATTTTGAAGACCTGTTTGATTTGGGCGTAGCTGGTTATAAAGAGTGGCTGGGCGAAGATAACAAACCCAAGTTCCGCAGGGTCGACCCCGACGCAGTCGTGACCAACTACATACAAAAGAAAGACTTTTCGGATATGATTCATTGTGGTGAGGTTATATCTGTACCCCTTGTAGACCTTGCGGCGCTGACCGATGAAGATGGGAACCGGGTATTTACTGATGACCAGTTGGCTCAACTGGCACAAAACTTTGCCGGCCAGTACAGCAATCCCCGTTTCCTTAGTCCGAATGGCGCTTTGTACAAAGGGTATGACCGCTTTAAAGTGCAGGTGCTTGACCTTGAATTTTATTCATGGAACGACTACAACTGGAAAATGTTCGTCAATGAAAAAGGGGAACTCGTAGATGTCAGAAGGGCGGAATACGGTCGGGGCAAAACCGTTCCTGAAAAATACATGCGCAGGCGCGTAAAAGTTGTCTACAAAATCAAGTGGATTATCGGTACGGATTACGCCTATGACTTTGGGTTAAAGGAAAATATGAAGCGCACCACCAACCCCAGGAAACGCGCAGAAACTACGTTGTCCTACAAGTTTGTAGCCTATAACTTCTATGAAATGCGGGCACAAAGCATGATGGACAGGCTAATACCCATCCTTGATGAGTACCAGATGACCATTTACAAGATTCAGAATTTCCGTAACAGGATGGTGCCGTCCGGCTGGTGGATTGATTTAGATGCACTGGAAAACGTAGCCCTGAGCAAAGGCGGTAAAAACATGGAGCCAATGGAGTTGTTGGATATGTTCTTCCAGACCGGCGTAATGGTAGGACGTTCTAAAGACATCATGGGCGACAACGTAAACTACAAACCAATTATTCCTATTCAGAACGCCATTGCGCAAGAACTGGAAGGGTTGTACAGGGATTTGGTCATGTGCGTGCAACAGATAGAGGCTGTTACGGGTTTCAATCCGATCACTACCGGCAATCCCAATCCGAAAACGCTTACGGCGGGATATGAGATAGCCGACATTAGCACCGAAGATGCCCTGTTCCCCTTGTCATTTGCCGAAACTATGTTGATGGAAAAACTGGCAAATGACATTATGATACGTATCCAGCAAGGGGTTAAAAGAGGTGGCGTGGAAGGATATGCCCCGGCGCTCAACTCCAACACGCTGAAGTTTATTCGGGTTTCCCCCGATGTATCTCTGAGGGAATACGGCATTATGTTGGAAGAAAAAACTACCGAAGATCAAAAACAATTGCTCTTGCAGCAGATTATGAAAGATCAGGCGCAGGGCATTCTGGACACTTCGGATGCTATTTATATTCTCAATACCTACAATGTCAAACAAGCGCAAATGATATTGGCCTACCGGGTGAAGAAAGCCCGTGAAGCCATGCAGCAACTGGAACTGCAAAAAATCCAGATGAACAACGAAGGGGCTGCCCAAGCGGCTGCTGCCGCCGAACAGGCCAAGCAACAAACCTTACAGTTGGAGTACATGCTGAAAATGCAACTCGAAGAATTGAAAATACGCGGCCAGTTAGCCATGAAGCAACTCGAACTGTCTGGCAAAGCCGAAATGAACGCCGTCACTGCAGAAGCCAAAGTCGCTGCACAGTCAATCGCCAACGAAGGCAACCTCCAAAAAGAACTTTTAAAATCACAAACCAATGGCAACAAAGAAACAACAGCCTAAAACTGAACAGATCAATCCGGTAGTATCTGAAACAGTTGCACCGGAAACTACTCAACTCCCGAAGGCGGAAATACCTGCTGCAACCGCATCAGACAAGACGATTCAAAAAATAGCCAGAATTGAACAAGTATTGGCTGACGAACAAAAGACTGTTAAACAAGACCCCCCAAAGGTCTTACCCGAAGACGCACCCGCAGACCCGAAGGAAAGAATTGTCTGGTTCTTGTCGCGGCAACCAGGTTGGGCACGGATGAATGAGTTCTTAAAGAGCCTGTTTACCAGGCCCACTTTCAATCAAAGTCCGGCGCTGGCTGCCCGCGAAAACCACCGATATATTAAAGGACTCCTTACCGAACTGGTGGCCGAGGGGAAGGTAAAAATTCAGGACAATGCCCATAAACGCCTGCTCAAACCGAATATGAGAAAGCATCCGTACACCCATTACACTTTGGATAACATGGTGTTATACGGAAGAATTTAATTTTTTGTAAAGTAAATTATTCTATAACTTTGTAAATCAAACCAAGATGAGTTTTTCACCCATTAAGTTCTACGACAGCGCCGCACCCGATCAGCCTGCTGCACCTACTGAGCATCAGAGTGCTGCAGCGTTACTGGCAAGCAGGGGGCGGTTGGTACACGATGGCATGGCTCCTCCGGCACCCGCGCCGGCGACTGCCGTACAAGAGCCTGCAGCGTCAACTAAGCAAGAGCCAGTGGAACCCGCAAGCGAACCGGCCAAAGAACCTGTAAAGGAGCCGGAACCGCCGAAAGTCCCCGACTGGCGTGAAGTTCTTAAACAAGACCCCAACACAGTCTTAAAGGAATTGGGGTTCGATGACAAGGTGGTATCCTTTGCCAAAAGTCTGAAGCCGGAACAAATAGAACAGCTTCAGCAGTTACAGGAACTCGACCCCAAAATGGTAGGCTTCCTGAACACATGGAAAAACAAAGGAGACGTTACAGCGTATCTCAAAGCAGCCACTACCGACTACACGCAGATGTCCCCTGAAGAAGTGATGCGCCATCAGCTTCAGCGTGAATATCCCCACATTACCGGTAAAGACTTTGAGTTGCTGTATGAGGCTATGGTTGTTGACAAATACAAATTGGGCGACGACCTCAATGATCCTGACGATAAGGAAGTGCAGCGCGCAAGAGTACTACTGAAGGCCGATGCAGAAAAAGCCCGTCAGGAGTTGATCAAAAGCCAGCAGGAATTTTTACTCCCACCACCACCGGAGCCGAAGGCTGCTGAACCTGACCCTGCACAGCAGGAGGCAGAAAAGTTCATGCAGTCGTATCGTCAGGCCATTACAGACAATCCATATACAAAAAATATTCTCACCAGCCGGAAATTAACCCTTGGTGAAGGAGACAGAGCATTTAATCTCGACATAGCCAACCCTGAAGAATTGACCGGAATACTATGGGACAGTGGTAAATTTTTTGAATCACTTTCGGTCAAAGAAGGGGACAGCTATAAACCAAACGTCGAAAAACAAATGCTGGTTTCCGCTATCCTCACGGATTATGATGGATTCAAGAAAGCCTTCGACGAGCACGTCAAAAAATGATTGCCCTCGGCACCAAACAAGCTATCGAACCGCTCGAAAACGCCAAACAACCCGATGCTCCCCCTGCAGCCAGTCCAAACAGACCGGCATCCCCGGCAGCAGCATTGGCTAAAATGGGGCGGATTGTAAACGGCTGATTCACCTGAAAAGATTGTATGGGTAGCACAATACACCGGTTAAAAATTAACCGGCAGACACTCTTATTTATTAACCCTTTACAAATCTTTTGACAATGTCAGTTTCACAAGGAACGATGGTTAAATCGTTCGTATCAGCAATAGAATTTCTCGACCAGCGCGATATTGACCCGAAGCTGTACGATGTTGCCCGCGACCGGGATTTGATAGATATTCTCAAACTCACCGGCCGTTACAAACCTGCTACGATGTATTTCTACAGCAATTTCGTAAACGAAAATGTGTGGGAAACTTCAGAAGTAAGTTCTGTAACGTCCACCGGTCTGGCCCAGGTTCAGTTCACGGTCAATACCGGTTCTCAGTTCCCGCGCGAAGGCGACCTGATTTTTTCCAGCAACCCAAATAACGAAGGCGTTCAGGCCCGCGTTCAGGCTGTAACCTACGGTTCTGGTACCGCTACGCTCACCGTACGTACGGTTAACAACGTACCCTTCTATGTGAACGTAGCGGATGAAATATCTTATCCTTCCAACGCCTATCCCGAAAAATCAGACGCTCCTACTTCGCGTCGCTATGGTGTGACCCGCTACTACAACAACATCCAGATATTCCGTGAAAAAGACGAAATATCTGATGTACAAAAAGTAGCGAAAATCGAAATTGAAATAGACGGTCAGTATCACATGCTGCCCTATCAAACCCTGCAAAAACTGGTGTACATGAAGGGTTCTATCAACGCCCAGTTTATTGCAGGTGTCAAGTCCGATACTCTGTTTAATGATGCCAACCCTTCCTGGCAGGCAACAATAACCTGCCGGTACAAACCACGGGGGGCCTCAACTGGTATGTATCTACCTATGGCATCACTGATGAAGCTGCTACCCCGGGTACACTGGCACTGACTGACCTCGATGATATAGTTGATAACTGGATTGCCGCTAAAGCTCCCCTCGACCAGATGGCTTTCCACGGCGTAAAACCCAAGCGCGCCTTTGACAAACTCGTGAAGAACCTCGGCTCTTCCGGTGTGACCTCGGTGCGTCTGAATCTCGATGGCCGCAGTGCAGATTTTGAAGTAGATCACCTGAGTTATTCCGGTGCAGAAATAGACTTCGTAAAACTGCCAATCATTGACCATCCGCAGTTGTTCGGTGGTAACCTGAACCCGGTAATTAACGAATCATTCTTCTTTGTACCCAAAGATCAGGTACAGACCGTAGGTGGTGGTATGGAACCTCGCATCCAGATTCGCCACACCGCACCGCCTTTCCTCGGTTCGGGTGCTAACATTGCTACCGATGGTCTCATCACCGAAGTACGTACGGGTATGGCTGGCCGGTGTACCGACCGATGAAGTGGCCAGCCTGAAGACTTCATGGTATTCTGCGCAGGGTCTTGAGTGCCTGGGCGTACAGCATTTCCAACGTTTCAGGGTATAAGCTATTCATAAGGCTGTGACTTTGTGCGCAGCCTTTTCACCTTTCAAACCAATAGTATGTTAGAAGCAGTTAAGCATGTCAACAACTTTTCAGACCAGTTCAGAGAAGAACTGAATAAGAAAGTTGAATCCTTCGGGCCCAAGGTGCGTTACCGTTTTTTATCGAACATCCGGACCCGGAGCCAGGCAAAAACGGAGTGGTATTCCCCGGTATCTGGACACTACCCCGTAAAACCTTTCGGATAACCGACCCCTATAGTAAAAAATGGTAGTGGTCGGTATGGTAGAACGCCTGAACGAAAAGGGGAACCGGAGAAATACCGTAAAGTGCAACTCCTGAAGCGTAGTAACGGGTTGTTAGTTCTTGACCTGACGCAGCCTGAGGACAAGGAATTATGCGCCTATCTTGAACTGCACCCTTACCATAAGGGGTCGGCCTATGGGGAACAAGGCAAAGGTTTATTTGTGCGCATTGATGAACTCAAACATGCCAAGGAGACACGCTCCAAACGCAAGGAAAAACAGAAGCAGTGTATGTTGCTGCAACAATGAAGGATTATGAGGTAAGAGATTTCATAAGTGCGCTTGGCTGGAATGAAACCGAAGACCTTGAAGTGTTGCGTAACAGGCTGGAAGAGTTTGCCGAAAACCATCACGATCAGTTTACAAAAGAGTTCAACTCCGGTACATTGAAGTGGCGTGCTACTACCAAACGGGCGCTGGACAAACAACTGATTATTCACCACCCGGTAGAGGACAAAATTACCTTTGCCAATACGGGTGAACTCATAGCTATTCTACCCCGTAAACAAGACGATGACGAACCGGTAAGCAGACGGCTTGCGGAGTTTCTGATCGGCAATGGAGAGCAGGGCGAAAAACTCTACAAACGTATTGAAGCGCTGGTAAAAGCGCATAAAGTCGCTTAGTTGACCATACGAATTTGGTTTGATTCAACGCGACCGGACTTTGGCCCGGTTGCCACTTTTATTAACCTATTAAATTTCAGAAAGTGGCAGACCTGTCAGCGTATATAAATTTTTCCGCGGTCCTTGATAAGCGCGGGCCAGAACTTCGGTTAACAGATACCGGTGCCTATCCGGCAGGTGTCGCACAGGGACTTTTAGGTTATTTTGAAGTAACGCAACCCGACGGACTAACCATAGCGTCGGGTTCGTTCGCTTCACCCTCTATCTATTGGGACAACGGTGCTTTAGTAGTAACTGAAATGGAGCTTCGGTTAAATACCGCCAACCGGTTTCAGAATGGTGGCTATACCTTAAAATACTACCTGCGCCATACGGATTATGACGACACAACACTGACCAAAACTTTTGTCCTGAATTATTCCCAGCCGGTTCTTTCCTTTGCCCCCAACTTCGACATTTTCACTCCCTCCCTGAGTGTAGAAGACGCAACGGATTACGATCAGGATGGCATGACCACTGATTCGATTACCCGAAGCTGGGAAGCAGCAATAAACACCGTAGAGGGCACTCCCCGTACTATTAGCGGCTCACAATTGGAATTTGATTTGGCTTATCAGGGGGCTTATTATGATTCGCAGTATGATGTTACGCTTACTGTTAATCCGCAGTATAAATTGGAAGCGCCGGATGATTGGGTAACACTGATTGACGAACTGGTTAAGGAAGCAACTTATTATGCGCAAATTCCTCCTACTATAGACGAACTGGACGATTCTATGATTGAGCTAAAAAATACAATGGATGCGGCGCAAGGAAATTGCAATCTGGCAACTACCTAACACCAAAAGATACTTACTTGCCAGTGCGTTGTATGACGATTTTCGCAGGCTGGGATGCGATAATAACGAACCGCCAACCTCACCAAAACCCTGTATCAACTCCTGAAACTGTTTAACAATAATGTTAATCCTGTTTACGAAATACTGGTGAAGAGATTCCGGGCCTACGACTTCCAGTGTGGTGGTGGTAGCGGTGGTTCTGTAAGCTGGGATGACATAACCAATAAGCCTGAAACCGAAACCATTGCATGGGTGGTGGATACGGATGGGTCTAACGGATTCCCATTCAATGGACAGGATACGTTAACTGATGCACGATTAGCGAATGTGCCAATTGATAGGGTGGTTGTTATCCGCAACGGCCTTCAGCAGATGAACAACAATCCCGGAGACGGAGACAGCTACTTTACCAAGGCAACCACCGCCTCCAACCAGATTGTGTTTCACCCTGCGCTTTCCACTGGCGAAAAAATCATTGTCATAATTCTTGGAATATGAGGTATATTCTCTCTATACTTATCTTACTATGCTCAGTAACAGCATTCGGTCAGGTGCCTGAACAGTTTTTAGGTAGTCCCGGCAACAGGATTGTAGTAAGGGGTCAACTCAAAATAGATAGTTCGCTTATAGTTCCCATTCGGTTGGACACTTTATTCATTCCCGGTACAGCCAATGCGCTTGTTTATAATTCGAGTGATAAGCGAATTTATTATTATAACGGGCTTCGCTGGTATGGTGTCATGTATGGCGATTCATTGATATATGCAACTGCTTTCGGAGTTGATACAGCTAAAAGCAATATCCGCAGCGAAATAGCATTAAGCCTTGACAGCATTGTTATCTACACGGCTTCCGGTACCAACCCAGACACACTTTACAGTTATAAGGATGGAGATAGCGTGCTGGTGGGGTATATTCCTAAATTCACAGGTATTACTACGGATGCAACCCTTACCGGAAACGGATTAAGCGGAAACCCATTGAAAGCGGACACGATTGTGTTAAGTACACGACAGTGGAGACAGAAGGGTATAGATAGCCTCAATTCAGTACTGAGACAAACAATTGCGGATTCTGCCGCCACTAAACTGGATAGTATTCATGTTTACGCAGCTTCAGACCCTGACCCGGATACTTTGTACAGTTATAAAGCGGGTGACAGCGCTTTAGTGGGATTGATTCACAAAAGGAACGCTTACCGCCGTCAACCTCGACACCACGCGCACCGATAGTACAGTAGCTATACTCAACTCCACTGGTGGCGCAGATGCCATAATATTTCCGGCAGACACCGTGCGCGCTGGCGTGATGCGCGCCTCAGACAAGAAGAAACTCGACCGAATCGAGATTTTAAAAGAATATGACAGAATTGCGATCAGTGACTGTCTTCGACACTACTATCATATACAGACTTATTCAGAATAAGGTAATAGGCGATTACTACTACGACCCGACTGATAATTCAAGTGCGGATGATAGTGCTACCGTAATCGTAATTAACGGTAAGCGGTTAAAAAATATTTCGGTGGGATATACCGGCCGGAGGACTTTGGCGCCCGCGGGGACGGCATAACCAACGACTGGTGGGCCTGGCAGAAGATGATTAATTACCTCGCCACATCCACAGGTGGTGGGGCCATATGGTGCGACCCGAGAGCCAATTACAAGATAGACACCAATCAGGTTATAAACATACCGGGCTTTTCGGACAGAAAGATATTGGTGGTGTACGGCAATGGGTGCAAAATTACCGGGAAAAGAATTTTCCAACGCCGGCCAGCTAACCAGAGTCAGGCCAACACCTGGCAGGGGTTCGCTCCCGTATTCCGGGAGATACAATTCGTCGGCAGCGGCGGCATAGCAGACAGTAATGCGGTGGCTCTGGATATCGGCGCTACGTACGGTGCGATGGTGGAAAAATGCACATTTACGTCCTTCGACACTGCGATTATCTTCCGATTCGGCTTAAACAGTACAACAAGGCAAAACATTATTGCACCAAGAAAAGTAGGAATTGCGTTCACCCATGGCGGCGTGTGGGGTGGCGGGGCTTCTAATTCGCAAAGTAATGGCAGTGTGTCTGATCAGGATCGCATATTCGGTACCGGCAGCAGAGGCGAAAAGGGCATATACTTTGAAGCTGCAAGTGATTGTGAAGTACGACGTGCGATCGTGGAAGGTACTGCAATGGACTATGCGATATACTTCGACTCGCGCAGTCAACCGGTCGTTACGAATTTCAGAATTCTGGGGGCACACATCGAATTTCCGACGGGGCCAAAGCGCGCTGCCATCTTCCTCCGATCAACTGGGCAGATAGATGTGGAAGACATATACATCCAAGTCGTAGACACTTTCATGGTCGTTGACGGAACGCCCGCGGTGGAAGTTCATATTCGCAACATACCTTTTTTGCCAACAGGTGCGAAGTTCGCCTCGTATGAACAAAATAACGGTTTACTTTTTCCGGCATGCCGTCTACCTTTTTTCCAAACAGCACTTTCTTCGTGGTGGGTGGTGGCTTCAACTACCCCGCTGTGCGGTACAATAGCACGTTGTCTGTACACGTTGGAAACCTCAATGGGGGCGAATATATCATACGAGATTCATCGGCTACCAGCGTTCGTGGATTCGGGTTTAGCAAAGCTAATAACGGCTCACTTAGAATTTATGGCGGTCATCTATTCTTCAATGAGCACAACACATATGACATTGGGCATTCCTCGACCTCGAATCTGTCACCGCGCGCGATCTTCGCTGGCACGGGTATGGTCGTCGCGCAAGGCGCAAGCGGCTTTAGATTCGGCAC